CAGGCCAACGCCGAGGCACTCGCACGGCGCAGCTCGACCTACGCCGACGAACATGCGGCATCGTGGCAGGTGCGGTTCAACCGGCCGAGCCATGAGCGGAGGAGCCTGCGCGACCTGGTACGGGACCTGCGGCGGGCGTATGCGGACGAGGTGCCCTCACGGATGCACGTCCACGACGTCGATGGAGGCGGAACGCCCGCGCTGTCCCCCGAGTTCAAGGCGTATCTCTATGGCAGCGACACAGCGACCGACCGCCACGACGACGGCACGACCGAGGTGTTCGTGACCGCGTTCCGGGCGGCCCTCTTGGCGATGTTCGGACATTCGCCAGCGATGGCCCAGCGCGGGAAGCTCGTTGAGGCGGTCGTCATCACCGGACTTGGACCACTCGATGCAGCCATCGCCTTGGGCGTACCTGACTGGTGCGCGAAAGACGTGGCTGAGAAGTCGCTGGACATCTTCTGGAAGCGCCTAAGCGACGTGAAGCTCGACCTCAGGGAGCAACCAGCGGCGTAGTACGCTACGCCGAACCAGACTGAGGGGTCTAGCCGAGATGGCGATCCCACCCCAGCATAGGTAGAACGACCCCAGTGTGCAGCTCATGCGACGAGATGGACGCGATCATCGCCCGTGCCAAACTGGTGGATGAATGGCTCGACAGCGACCCGGACGTCCAAGCATGGGCCAGCGAAAACATTGGGGCTGTCGTTGCTGATGTCATCCGTCTGGCCGTGATATTCAAGGACGAGAACGCCGAGATATTCGGAGAAGGCTGATGCGATACATCCTCGTCGACGGCAAGTGGCACATCTACGAGATGGACGGCGCACGCCAAGAGTCCACCGCGTGCGGCATCACCGAGTGGCCGCTGGACCCCGAGTGGACGGCCCACGAGCCCGAGAAGGTCTGCGCCAAGTGCACCAAGGCGAAGGCCAAAGAGGCAGCGTGACCGAACGCCGGCGCTATACCAAGCGCCAGAAGCTCCGCGTGGTGGGAATGGCCGTGGTCGAAGGCACGACCGCAGCGGCCGAGCATGCCGGGGTGCCCGAGTCCACCCTGCGCTACTGGATGGACCGACCCGAGTTCGCGGCACTTCGCGATAAAACGCGGGACCAAGTGGCCGATGAGATGTGGGCCACTATCCAGGTCGGCATCAAGGCCGTAGCCGAGGGCTTGAGCAGCGACGCCCCTCTGCGCGACAAGGCGACCGCGGTAGGCATCCTGTACGACAAGTTCGCACTGTTGACCGGTGCTGCCACCAGCAGGATGGAAGCTCGTGACATCTCCGGGACACTCAGCGACATCGACATCCTCGACGCCCTCCGCGAAGCCCAGCATCTCGCAACTGGAGGCGGAGCTTCGGAAGCGGTGGAGGGAACGCCAGAGGGCTAGCGGCTACGCCTTCTACGATGGCAAGCCGGTCGAGTTCATCCGAGACATCCTCAACGAGCGCCCGTGGTCGATCCAGGACCGCATCGCGCAGTCGGTGGTCGACAACCCCAACACCGCCGTCCCGTCGTGCTTCGGCAGCGGCAAGGACTGGATCGCCTCGCGGATCATCACGTGGTGGGTCGCCACGGGCGGGCTGGTCGTCGCCACGTCGAACTCGTTCCCCCAGTTGCGGGACATCCTGTGGCGCGAGCTCCGCAAGGCGCACGCGGCAGGACAGCTCCCCGGCAAGCCCAGCAACGGCAACGACCTCCGCTGGGAGGTGACCGAGACCGGGGCATGGGCCATCGGCCGCAAACCCGACGACGACGACTCCGAGGGGTTGCAGGGCTACCACGGCGCGCGCATCCTGGTGGTGGTCGACGAGGCCAACGGTGTCTCGGGCACCCTGTGGACCGCGACCACCGGACTCGTGGTCAACGAGGCCAGCCGGCGTCTCGCGATCGGCAACCCGTACGAGCCGAGTGGCCCGTTCTACGAGGCATGCCGCAGCCCGGTCTGGAACGTCATCCCCATCAGCGTGTTCGACACCCCGAACTTCACGGGCGAGCCCGTCCCGGTGAAGGCGCAGGAGGAGCTGGTCGGGGCGTTCTGGCTGGAGCAGCGCCGCTCCGAGGGCCTCGAGGGCACGCCGTGGTGGACGGCGAAGGTGCTGGGCCAGTTCCCCGACACCGCATCCAACCAGGTCATTCCCCTCAACCTCGTGGAGCGAGCCCGTGCCGAGCCGCAGATCCCCGACCACCGCGAAGCCGCGGGACTCGACGTCGCCCGATTTGGAACCGATGACAGCTGCCTTGTTGAAGGATCTGGCAACGGCCCTGAGCTCGTCACGATTGTCCACGGACACGACACGATGGCTGTTGCAGGAATTGGGGCTCGTTTCCTTCTTGACCGACGTGGAGCCCTCGCCGTCGATGTGGTCGGAGTTGGTTCTGGCGTCTACGATCGGCTCAAGGAGCAGAGGCTTCCGGGCACGCTCCATGAAGTACAGGCCGGCGGTGGGTCTGACAACGAGGGAATGCTGAACCTCCGGGCCGAACTGTGGTGGAACGTCCGGGAAGCCCTCTATCGCAACGAACTGAGCTTCGCTCGCCTCGATGAAGCGACGTACCAGCGCCTCCGCGCCGAACTGACCGGACCGACGTACCGCCTCACCTCGTCGGGCAAGGTCCAGATCGAGGCGAAGGAGGAGATGAAGGCGCGCGGGCTCCCGAGCCCTGACGTGGCCGATGCTTTCTGCCTTTGGCAATATGCCCGGTCACGCGCTCGCCGCCGGGTTACCTCCTTCGGAGCAGCCGCGTGACCCTACTCGATCGCCTCATGGGCCGCGCGCCCGCCCAGACGAAAGCCACCTATGGCGGCATCCTGCAATCGGTCTATGCCAACGACGTGCCCCTGCGCGTCTACGGTTCGGACCCCCAGCAGAAGGCCGCGATGTACCTGAAGGCGTACAAGGTCGGCTGGTTCTACAAGGCGGGCAAGAAGATCGCGGGCGACGTGGCGGGGCTCGAGCGCACCCTGTCCTACGAGGACACCGAGGGCGACAACGAGGACGAGATCGTCGCCCCCGCGCTGACCGTGCCGTGGGAGCAGCTCGACCCGATCGAGCAGTACCTCCGCCTCATGGAGAAGCCGAACCCGTACCAGACCGGGCGCACGCTGTTCACCAAGACAGAGATCCGCCTCGACTTCGCGGGCATGGCCTTCTGGTACCTGGAGGGCGGGGAGGGTGGGCAGCTCCCGACCGGGCTGTACGGCATCAGCCCCGCCCGGATGTGGCCGAGCCTTGACGCGCAGTCCCGGCTCATCGGCTGGGTCATGGACAAGGACGACCGCGGCGGTGGCATCCCGTTCTCGGTCGACGAGATCCTGCCGTTCATCGTCCCCGACGCGGGCGACGACTACTGGGCAGGGCAGGGCGTGGTGGAGGCGGTGTACGCCAACGTCCCGCTGTCCGAGCAGATGGCCCGCCACACGTCGAACGTCCTCCAGACCGGCGGCCGGCTGGCCGGGATGATCTGGCCCAAGGACCGCGCGCTGTCCGAGGACGAGTACGCCGACGCCCAGCGGGCATGGCGCAACGTGTCGTCCGACCCCAACGCCGCCAAGCGGATGCTGGTGTTCCCCGAGCCGATGGAGTACGCGGCGGGCGCTTCCAGCCCTGCCGAGATCGGCATCCCGGAACTCGCCACCCTGAGCCGGGACGAGATCCTGACCGCGTTCCCCATCAGCCCCTATCAGCTGGGCGTGCCGATGCCCGGTGGTCTCAACAGCGCCGAGACGCGCAAGGAGGACCGCCACGACTACTGGGAGGGCACCATCCACCCGCGGGTCGAGCTCCTCGAGGAGACGATCCAGTGGGGCCTCGTCACCCGGTACGAGAACGCCATCGGCCGCCCGCTCGACTTCGACATCGAAGAACCCAACCTCGACGACGCGCCCGCACTGATCGAGAAGGTCGGGGCATACAAGGGCCTCGTCAGCATCGGGTTCGACCCCAAGGAGTCGGTCGACGCGGTGGGCCTCGCCCACATCAAGTGGAACGGCCTGCCGGCCATCCTCGACCCTGCCCAGCAGCTCCAGATGCAGCAGGACGCGGCAGCGGCGAGGGCGGAGGCTGTCACCAGCGGCGTGAGCGTCACGGCCGGTGACAGCGCAGCGCGTGACGCTGCATCGACATCCGTGTCCGTGTCCAAGGCCGTCAAGGCACGGCGCGAGGACGTCATGGGCCGCGAGCTGCCGGGGTTCCAGGGCACGATGCAGACGTTCCTCCATGACCAGCGGGCACGCATCGAAGCGGGAGTCCCGCGGCTCGGGGTCGATGTCGACGAATCAACAATTCCGCAGGAAGCCGGGCTCGAAGTCGACGCGGTCTCGTTCACCA